ATGTTGCTGATGGAAGAAAGCGCGGTGGCGGCTGCCGCCTTGCCGCTGGCGGAGTTCAAGGCGCATCTGCGGCTGGGCACCGGATTTGCGGATGATGATATTCAGGATCCCGTTCTGGAGGCATTTCTGCGTGCGGCCATGGCCGCGATCGAGGGACGCACCGGCAAGGTGCTGATCGAACGGAATTTTTCATGGGTTCTGCATGGCTGGCAGGACGCCACGGGCCAAGCCCTCCCGGTTGCGCCGGTGGGGGCAGTCCTGAGCCTTGTGCTGCGCGACCGGCGCGATGAGGTGGAGGTGATCAATCCGGCCCTTTACCGGCTGGAGCGCGACGCGCATCGTCCGGTGCTGCGGCCGGCGGGGACGCTTTTGCCGATGGTGCCGACGGGGGGGGTGGCCGAGATCGTGTTTCGCGCGGGCTATGGCGGGGGCTGGGGCGATCTGCCGTCCGATCTGGGGCAGGCGGTGCTGATGCTGGCCGCGCATTTCTACGAGCACCGCGCCGAGACCGCGCTGCGCGAGGGCTGCATGCCGTTTGGCGTGGCAAGCCTCATTGAGCGCTATCGCAAGGTGCGCCTGCTCGGGGGGGGCGCGCGATGAGAGGGGCGGTGATGCTGACGCGCCCGCTGGTGCTGGAGGCCCCGGCGCGGGTGGGTGATGGCGCGGGCGGCTTCACGGAGGTCTGGGAGGTGCGCGGCACGCTCTGGGCCGAGGTCGAGGCGCGCACGGGCCGCGAGGGGCCGGGCGAGGGCGCAAGCGTGGCGCGCGCGGCCTTCAGGATCACGGTGCGCGCGGCCCCGCAGGGCGCGCCGTCGCGCCCGCTGGCGGGGCAGCGATTGCGCGACGGCGCGCGGGTCTTCGCAATCCTGGCGGTGACAGAGAGCGCGGCGGGGCCGCAATACCTGACCCTCTGGGCCGAAGAGGAGGTGGTGGCATGAGCTATGGCGCGGCGGCGGCCCTTCAGGCGGCGATTTTCGAGCGTCTTGCCGGGGATGCGGCGCTGGCGGCCCTCGTGGGCGGCGCGATCCACGATGCGCTGCCCAAGGGGCGCGCGCCCGATCTCTATGTCACGCTTGGCCCCGAGGAGGTGCGCGAGCGCGGCGACATGACCGGCGCGGGGGCCGAGCATCGCGTGACCGTCTCGGTCGTCGCGCAGGCGGCGGGGTTCCTCGTGGCCAAGCAGGCGGCGGGGGCGGTGAGCGATGCGCTGGACGGGGCGGCACTCAGCCTCGCGCGGGGGCGGCTGGTGGCGCTCAGTTTTTTGCGCGCGCGGGCGATCCGCACCGGCGCGGGACAGCGGCGGCGGATCGATCTGACATTCCGGGCGCGCGTGGACGACGGCGTTTAAGATAGAGGAACGGAGAACCAAAATGGCAGTTCAGAACGGCAAGGACCTTCTCATCAAGGTCGATCTTACGGGCAGCGGCAATTTCCAGACCGTGGCGGGGCTGCGTGCGACGCGCGTCAGCTTCAACGCCGAGAGCGTGGATGTGACAAGCCTCGAGTCGGCGGGGGGCTGGCGCGAGTTGCTGGCGGGCGCGGGCGTGAAATCGGCGGGCCTCAGCGGCTCCGGCATTTTCCGCGATGCGGCGAGCGATGCGCGGATGCGGCAGATCTTCTTTGACGGGGAGATGCCGGACTTTCAGGTGATCATCCCCGATTTCGGCACCATCGAGGGGCCGTTTCAGGTGACCTCGATCGACTATGGCGGCACCCATGACGGCGAGGCGACCTATGAGGTGGCGCTGGCCTCGGCGGGGCAGTTGACCTTCACGGTGCTGTGAGCGCGATGGCGAACCCCTGGGCAGGCGAGGTGGCGCTGGTGCTGAGCGGTGAGGCCCGCGTGATGCGGCTCACGCTCGGGGCGCTGGCCGAACTGGAGGCGACCATGGAGGTGGGATCGCTGGTCGATCTGGTGGCGCGGTTCGAGGGCGGCGCGTTTTCGTCGCGCGATGTGCTGGCGGTGATCGTCGCGGGCTTGCGCGGCGGTGGCTGGTGCGGATCGGCGACTGACTTGCTCAGCGCCGAGATCGAAGGCGGGCCGTTGGCGGCGGCGCGGGCGGCCGCGCAGTTGCTGGCGCGTGCCTTTGCCCTGCCGGAGGGGGGCGCATGAGCGCGCGGTTCGACTGGCCTGCGCTCATGCGCGCGGGCGTGCAGGGGCTGGGGCTGCGCCCGGCGGAGTTCTGGGCGCTGACGCCGGTGGAATTGCGGCTGATGCTGGGCGAGGGGCGCGCGGGGCAGCCGATGGCGCGGGCGGGGCTGGAGGCGCTGCTGGCGGCCTTCCCCGACGGAACAGGAGACTTGGGCGATGGATGAGCTGGAACGCGCCGATGAGTTGGAGGCGCAGATTGCGGCGCTCGACGCGGCGATGGGGCAGGCGGGGGCGATGGCCGCAGCCTTTGCCGGAGAGTTGGGGCGGGTGCGGGGCGGCTTTGCCGCTGCCGGGCAGGACGCGCAGAGCCTTGAGCGGGGGTTGAGCCGGGGCTTGCGAGGTGCGCTGCGCGGCGCCGTGGTGGAGGGCGACAGCCTGAGCGAGAGCCTGCGGCGGCTGGCCACGACGCTGGTGAACACCGCCTTCAACGACGCGGTGCGCCCGGTCACCGATCAGGTGGGGGGGCTTCTGTCGCAGGGTGTTGGTGCGCTTCTGGGCGGGCTCTTGCCCTTTGCCAAGGGGGGCGGGTTCACCCAGGGAAGGGTCATGCCCTTTGCCAATGGCGGTGTGGTGAGCGGCCCGGTGACATTTCCGATGCGCGGCGGGCGCACCGGGCTGATGGGCGAGGCGGGGCCGGAGGCGATCCTGCCCTTGTCGCGTGGTGCGGACGGGCGGCTTGGCGTGCGCGCGCAGGCCGGCGGCGCGGTCAGCGTGGTGATGAATGTCACGACGCCCGACGTGGAGGGCTTTCGCCGCTCTCAGGGGCAGATCGCCGCACAGCTCGGCCGCGTGATCGGGCGCGGCGCGCGCAATCGGTAAGCGGAGGGAAACATGGGATTTCACGAGATACGGTTTCCGACGAGCCTCAGCTTCGGCTCGATCGGCGGGCCCGAGCGGCTGACCGAGATCGTCACGCTGGCCAGCGGGCATGAGGAGCGCAACAGCCCCTGGGCGCAGGCGCGCAGGCGCTATGACGCGGGCGTGGCGCTGCGCAGCCTGGAGGATATCGAGGCGCTGATTGCGTTTTTCGAGGCACGTCAGGGGCAGCTATACGGGTTTCGCTGGAAGGACTGGAGCGATTTCAAGTCAAGCCGCGCGGGGGCAGCCCCCGCCTTTGACGATCAGCGGATCGGGGTGGGCGACGATGCGACGGTGGCGTTCCAACTGGTCAAGACCTATCGCTCGGGCGCGTTCGAGGCGGTGCGGCCCATCGTCAAGCCGGTGCGCGGCAGCGTGCGCATGGGGCTGGGCGATGTCGAGATGCGCGAGGGCGTGCATTACGAGGTGGACGACACGACCGGCATCGTGACCTTCTCCGAGCCGCCGAACATGGGGGTTCCGGTTACCGCCGGATATGAATTCGACGTGCCGGTGCGCTTTGACACCAATGGCATTCAGGTCAGCCTTGCGTCCTTTCAGGCGGGCGAGGTGCCCAATGTGCCGGTGGTGGAGATCCGGCTGTGAGCGGGGCGGGGGCGGCGGCGCTGACCGCGCATCTGGGGCGCGGCATCACCACGGTGTGCCGGTGCTGGGCGCTGACGCGCCGCGACGGGCTGGTGATGGGGTTCACCGATCATGACCGGGCGCTCATGTTCGACGGCATAGCCTTTCGCCCCGGCACGGGGATGAGCGCGCGCGCGGTCGAGGAAAGCACGGGGCTGGCCGTCAACAATACGGAGGCGTTTGGCGCGCTCTCCGACGAGGGGCTGACCGAAGCAGAGATCGAGGCCGGGCGCTATGACGGGGCGCGGCTGCGCGCCTGGGTGGTGAACCGGCAGGATGTGGCCGAGCGGCTGGAGGTTTTCGCCGGGTCTCTGGGCGATATAAGGCGCGCGGGCGGTGCGTTCGAGGCCGAGTTGCGCGGACTCACCGACGCGCTCAACGTGCCGCTGGGGCGGGTCTATCAGAAGCGGTGCAGCGCGGTGCTGGGGGATCGAGACTGCACCTTTGATCTCGATACGCCGGGGTATGTTTCCGAGCGGCCCGCCGAACAGGTGGAGGACGCGCGCGTGTTCCACTTCGCGCAGATGGGCGGCTTTGCCGGGGACTGGTTTCGTCATGGCGTGATCCGGGTGCAATCGGGGGCGGCGGCGGGCCTTTCGGGGTTGATCAAACGCGACCGTATGGAGGGGGCGGGGCGGGTGATCGAGATATGGCATCCGCTTGGCGCGCCGGTGGCCATGGGTGATGCGCTGCGCATCGAGGCGGGCTGCGACAAGGCCATGGCAACCTGTCAGTTCAAGTTCGCCAATCTACTGAATTTCCAAGGGTTCCCCGATATTCCCGGCGATGACTGGGTGATCACCGATCCGGCCAAATCCCCGCGTCTTGACGGCGGGAGCAGGCGGCGATGAGCGTCGCACGGATCGTGCTGGCCGCGCGCGGCTGGCTGAGCACGCCCTACCGGCATCAGGCGGCCTGCCGGGGGGCGGGCTGCGATTGTCTGGGGCTGGTGCGCGGCGTATGGCGGGAGGTGATGGGCACCGAGCCTGAGCGCCCGCCCGCCTATTCGATGGACTGGGCAGAGCCTGCGCGCGAGGAGGCGCTCTGGGCCGCCGCGCTGCGGCATCTGCACCCCAAACCGCTGACCGACGAGGTCCCCGGCGACGTTCTCCTTTTCCGGATGCGCGCGGGGGCGGTGGCCAAGCATCTGGGCATCGCGGCGGAGACGGGCGCGCGCGCCACGTTCATTCACGCCTATTCGGGGCATGGCGTGGTCGAAAGCGCGCTGAGCCTGCCCTGGCGGCGGCGCATCGTCGCGCGTTTCGCCTTTCCTGAGGAGGGATAAACCATGGCAACGATACTTCTGTCGGCGGCAGGCGCGGCGATTGGCGGCGCGGTCGGCGGCTCGGCTCTGGGGCTTTCGTCGGTCGCCATCGGGCGGTTCGCGGGCGCGCTGGTGGGGCGGTCCATCGACCAGCGGCTGCTTGGGCAGGGCTCGGGCGTGGTGGAAACGGGCCGCGTGAGCCGGTTGCGCCTGACGGGCGCGGGCGAGGGGGATGCGATCCCGCAGGTTTACGGGCGGATGCGTGTCGGTGGACAGGTGATCTGGGCCACGGAATTTCGCGAGAATGTCACAGTGACGCGCGGGCGCAGCGGCGGCGGCAAGGGCAGTCCCAAACCCGCGACGCCCGACACGCGCATCATCAGCTATTCGGTGAGCCTTGCGCTGGCGCTCTGCGAGGGTGAGATCACCCGCGTGGCGCGCATCTGGGCCGACGGGACCGAGATCGCGCCCGCGAGCCTCAACATGCGGGTCTATCCCGGCACGCGCGATCAGTTGCCCGATCCGGTGATCGAGGCGGTGGAGGGTGCGGGCAACGTGCCCGCCTATCGCGGCACGGCCTATGTGGTGATCGAGGATCTGGATCTCTCGGCCTTCGGCACGCGGGTGCCGCAATTCAGCTTCGAGGTCTGCCGCCCGAGTCAGGCGGGTGGCGAGGGGGCGGCGCTTGATCCGGTGCGCGCGCTCAAGGGCGTGGCGCTTCTGCCCGGAACGGGGGAATATGCGCTGGCCACGACGCCGGTGATGATGGATTTCGGCTTTGGCGCGTCGGGTCCCGCCAATGTCAATTCGGTGCAGGAACGGCCCGATTTCGTTGTGGCATTGGAGGCGCTGCGCGCGGAGTTGCCGCAGGTGCGCGCGACCTCGCTTATCGTAAGCTGGTTCGGCGACGATCTGCGCTGCGGGAACTGTCAAATCCGTCCTCGCGTGGAGAAAAAGACGTTTGATGCCCGCAACATGCCCTGGACGGTGTCAAGCCTGACGCGCGCGGGCGCGGGCGAGGTGCCAAAAGACGCGACGGGCCGCGAGGTCTATGGCGGCACGCCCGCCGATCAGGCGGTGGTCGAGGCGATCCTGTCGCTGAAAGCCGCCGGTCAGGACGTGCTTTACTATCCGTTCATCCTGATGGAGCAGATGGCGGGCAACGGCCTGCCCGATCCCTGGAGCGAGGCCGCCGATCAGCCGGTTTTGCCGTGGCGCGGGCGGATCACCACCTCCAAGGCGCCGGGACAACCCGAAAGCCCCGACCGCACGGCAGAGACCGAGGCGCAGGTGGCGGCCTTCTTCGGCACGGCGCGGGCGGCGGATTTCACCGTGACGCCGGTCGCGGCGGTGCCGGTGGAGGAGCCGGGGACGGGCGCGCTCGATCTGCTGAGTTTTGGCGGCGCAGTGAAGCGCAGCCCGGTCGCCTATCATGGCCCCGAGGAATGGTCCTACCGGCGGTTCATCCTGCATCAGGCGGCGCTTTGCGCCGCGGCGGGCGGGGTCGAGAGCTTTGCCATCGGCTCGGAGATGCGCAGCCTCACGCAAGTCAGGGGCGCGGGCGACAGCTTTCCGGCGGTGACTCAACTCATCGCGCTCGCCGCCGAGGTGCGCGCGCTCCTGGGGCCGGAGGTCAAGATCACCTATGCCGCCGACTGGACCGAGTATTTCGGCTATCAGCCGGGAGATGGCGACCGGTTCTTTCACCTCGATCCGCTCTGGGCGGACGCGAATATCGACTATATCGGCATCGACAATTACATGCCGCTTTCGGATTGGCGCGAGGGGTATGACCACCTTGACGCGCAGGACTGGCCGTCGATTTACGACATTGATTACCTTCAGGCCAATATCGAGGGCGGCGAGGGGTTCGACTGGTTCTATCCCGGTGCGGAGGCGCGGGCGGCGCAGCGGCGCGAACCGATCACCGATGGCGACTATGACGAGCCATGGGTCTGGCGGTTCAAGGACCTGCGCGCCTGGTGGGCCAATGCCCATCACGACCGGGTGGGGGGCGTGCGAAGTGCCGAGCCGACCGCGTGGGAGCCGCAATCGAAACCCATCCGCTTCACCGAATATGGTTGCGCGGCGGTGGACAAGGGCACCAATGAGCCGAACAGGTTTCTCGATCCCAAATCATCCGAATCGAGCCTGCCGCGCTTTTCCACGGGGCAGCGCGATGACCTGATCCAGATGCAGTATTTGCGCGCGGTGACGGGCTATTGGTCCGACCCGGCGAAGAACCCCGTCTCCGAAGTCTATGACGGGCCGATGATCGACATGGATCACGCCTGTGTCTGGGCCTGGGACGCGCGGCCGTTCCCGTGGTTTCCGGGCAATACCGGGCTGTGGTCGGATGGCGAGAATTACGCGCGCGGGCACTGGATCACGGGGCGGGCGAGCGGGCGGAGATTGGCCGAGGTGGTGGGTGAGATCGCCGGGCGCGCGGGTGTCTCGTCGCTCGATCTGACGCGGGCGGAAGGGGTTTTGCGCGGCTATCTGGTCGATCAGGTGGGCAGCGCCCGCGGCGCGCTTCAACCGCTCTTGATGGCCTATGCCACCGATGCGGTGGAGCGGGGCGGCGTGCTGGGTTTTCGCCGCCGCGACGGGCGCGCCGATCATGTCGTCGATCTCGACCGGGTGGTGCGCGACCCCGAACTTGGCGGCGCGCTGGAAGAGACGCGCGGCTCTGATCTGGAACTGGCGGGGCGCGTGCGGCTGCGCTTCATCGAGGCCGATGCCGATTACGAGGCGGTGGCCGAGGAGGCGATCCTGCCCGACGAGGCGACCCATGCTGTGGCCACTTCGGAGATGCCGCTGGCGCTGACGCGGGCCGAGGGGCGGCAGGTGGTGGAGCGGTGGCTGTCGGAGGCGCGGCTGTCGGTCGATACGCTGCGGCTCACTTTGCCGCCTTCAAAGCTGCTGATTGGTGCGGGCGATGTGCTGCAACTGCCCGAGGTCGCGGGTGGCGGGCTCTACCGCATCGACCGGGTGGAGCAGATGGCGGGGGCGCAGGGGGTGGAGGCCACGCGCACCGATCCCGAGAGCTTTCGCCCCATCCTGATCGACGACGCGCCCACGCGGCTGCGCCCCTTCGTGGCACCGGGGCCGGTGACGCCGCTCATTCTCGACCTGCCGCTGATGAGCGGCGAGGAGGTGCCGCACGCGCCGCACCTCGCGGTGATCGCCGATCCCTGGCCGGGGACCGTGGCGCTCTATGCCTCGGACGAGGACGCGAATTACGCGCTCGATACGCTGATTGCGGCGCAGGCGACGGTGGGGTTGACCGAGACGCCGCTTTTCCCTGCGTGGCCGGGGCGGATCGACCGGGGCGATGGCCTCTTCGTGCGGATGCGACACGGGGGGGTGGAGAGCGTGAGCGATCTGGCATTCCTCAACGGGGCCAATCTCTGCGCGATCGGTGACGGCACACCGGATGGCTGGGAATTGTTCCAGTTTCGCGATGCCGACCTGGTCGCGCCCGAGACCTATATCCTGCGCCACCGGCTGCGCGGGCAGTTGGGCACCGAAGGGGCGGGGACGTGGCCGCCCGGTTCGATCCTCGTGCGGCTTGACGGGGTGCCCGAGCAGATCGGCCTGACCGAGGCGCAGCGCGGGCAGGCGCGCCATTACCGCATCGGGCCGGGGGGGCGTCCGGTGGACGATCCGAGTTTCGGCCATGCGGTGCTGGCTTTTGACGGCATCGGGTTGCGCCCCCTTGCGCCGGTGCATCTGCGCGTGGCGCAGGCGGCGGGCGATCTGCGCGTGTCCTGGGTGCGGCGCACGCGCATCGGCGGCGACCGCTGGGACACCCCCGAGGTGCCGCTGGGCGAGGAGAGCGAGCGCTATCTGGTGCGCGTCCGGCGCGGCGCGCAGGTGCTGCGCGAGGTCGATGTGACCGAGCCGGAATGGACCTATCCCGCCACCACGCGCGACGCCGATGGCCCCGACGCGGGCAAGCGGATCGAGGTGGCGCAGGTCTCGGCGCTTTTCGGGCCGGGGCGTTTCGCGATCCGCGAGTTGTGATCCCGGTGCGGGCGCGGCCCCTTGCCGCCGCCCGCCCTTTGCGCCACCTTGTGCCGCGAAAGACATGCGCACAGGGAGGCCACGATGCCCGTAAAGAACCGCTTTGCCGAAATGCACCCCGAAATCACCGAATGGCGACGCGATATCCACGCCCATCCCGAAATTCTTTACGAGACGCACCGCACCAGCGCGCTTGTGGCCGAAAAGCTGACCGCCTTCGGCTGTGACGAAGTGGTGACGGGCATCGGGCGCACCGGTGTTGTCGGCGTGATCCGGGGCAAATCCAGCGGCTCGGGGCGGGTGATCGGGCTGCGCGCCGACATGGACGCGCTGCCCATCCACGAGGCGACGGGGGTGGACTATGCCAGCAAGACCCCCGGCGCGATGCACGCCTGCGGCCATGACGGGCATACCGCGATGCTGCTGGGGGCTGCGAAATACCTTGCCGAGACGCGCAATTTCGACGGCACCGCCGTGGTGATCTTCCAGCCCGCGGAAGAGGGTGGCGCGGGCGGCAAGGCGATGTGCGACGATGGGCTGATGGACCGCTTCGGCATTCAGGAGGTCTACGGGATGCATAACTGGCCGGGCCGTCCCGTGGGCAGTTTTGCCATTCGCCCCGGCGCCTTTTTCGCCGCCACCGATCAATTCGACATCGCGCTGACCGGCAAGGGCGGGCACGCCGCCAAACCGCATGAAACGGTAGACACCACCGTGATGGCCGCGCATCTGGTGACGATGCTCCAGACCATCGCCAGCCGCAATGCCGATCCGGTGGATCAGGTCGTGGTCTCGGTCACCTCGTTCCAGACATCGTCGAACGCCTTCAACGTGATCCCGCAGGGCGTGCATCTCAAGGGCACGGTGCGCACGATGAGCACGGCCATGCGCGACCTGGCCGAGGCGCGGATCCGCGCGCTCGCTGAGCATGTGACGGCGGGCTTTGGCGGCAGCGCCGAGGTCAGCTATCATCGCGGTTATCCGGTGATGGTGAATCACGAGGAACAGACGGATTTCGCGGCACGGGTTGCGGCAAAGGTGGCGGGAGGCTGTGATGACGCGCCGCTGGTCATGGGCGGCGAGGATTTTGCCTTCATGCTCGAGGAACGGCCCGGGGCCTATATTCTGGTGGGGAATGGCGACACGGCCATGGTCCACCACCCGCAATACAATTTCAACGACGAGGCCATTCCGGCAGGCTGTAGCTGGTGGGCGGGGATCGTCGAGGAACGGATGCCGGCCTGAGCGCGGCGGCGTTGCGGTTTGAGTATTTTTGGAACAGTGAAACGGGGGCGGGGATCATCCCGCCCCTTTCGGTGTCAGCTCGTCGTCGGCAGGCAGCTCCGGGTCGCGCTGTCATAGGTGGTGCCTTCGGCGCAGGACATCGCCTGTTTGCTTTTGCCGTAGTTGCAACCACCCGTGGCCAGCGCCACCGAGGGCAGCGCCACGAGGGCGAGGGCGGCAAGTCCGAATGTCAGCTTCAT